AAACGAAGAAAAAATGAGAATACTTGGTCCCGTGCTTGGTAGACTACAATCAGAATTACTACAGCCATTAATAACAAGATGTTTCAATATATTACTTAGAAATAATAAGTTTAAAGAAATTCCAGAATTTATTGGTAATCAAAATATTGAAATTGAATATGTATCTCCATTAGCTAAAGCACAAAAAACTGGTGAGCTTCAAGCTTTGATGAGAGGTATTGAGATTATGGGTTCATTACAAAATGTTGCACCAGTATTTGATTATTTAGATACAGACAATTTAGTAAATCATATTAAAGATGTTTTAGGTATTCCTGCTAAGATTTTAAAATCAAAAGGCGAAGTTCAAAAAATTAGAGCTGAGAAAGAACAACAAATGATGCAGCAACAACAAGCTCAACAAGAAATGCAAGCTGCCGAAATTGCTAATAAGGCTGCACCGTTAGCGAAGGTATTAGGTGAACAATAAAGATATAATTGAACTAAACAAAACATATCAAAGAGTTTTTAAATCTGAAGATGGTGAAACCATTTTAAAAGATTTAGAAAAAAGATGTAACGTGCATAACACTTCATTTTCTAATGACCCGCATGAAACATCTTTCAGAGAAGGACAAAGACAAGTAGTTCTTTTCATAAAATCAATCATAAACAAAAACCCTAAAGGAGAAAAACATGAGTAGCGAAAACCAGGTAGCGGAACAACCGTCTGAGAATACAGTTACGGAATTAAATAATACACCAACAATAAACCAGCAAATTGCTAATTGGAAAGATAGTTTGCCAGATGATTTAAAAGCTGAGAAAGCTTTAGAGTCAATTCAAGACATTCCAGGATTAGCAAAATCTTATATCCATGCACAAAAGATGATTGGTTCAGATAAAATTCCTGTACCAAATAAATATGCAACAGATGAGGATTGGCAAGCGGTGTATGCTAAATTGGGTAGACCAGAAAGTCCAGACAAGTATGAATTTAAGTTTGATGAAAATACAAGCATAGATGAAAATGCCTTAAAAGGATTTAAAGAAGCAGCACACAAACATGGCTTACTTCCTAAACAAGCTGAAGGTATTATGAATTTTTATAATGAGATGACGCAAAATTACATCCAGGATTTAAATTCTAAGTCTGAACAAGGACGTATGAACGCAGAACAATCTTTAAAAAAAGAGTGGGGTGCTGCATACGATAATAAATTACAGCAAGCTGGAACCGTTGCTAATAAATATCTTAACAATGAGTTCTCTAATTTAACTTTATCTGATGGAACCAGAGTTGGCGATCATCCAGAATTTATAAAGGCTTTTGCCAATATTGCTGGTGAATTAGGTGAAGATAAGTTAGTCCAAGCTAATGGACCACAGTATATGACCCCTAAAGAAATTGACAAACAAGTTAGGGAATTACAACAACCTGGTTCAGCATACTGGAATAAAAACCATCCAGGTCATGCAGCGGCTGTTCAAGAAGTACAAGATTTACTTGCTTTGAAATTAAATTCACAGTAGTAAATTAAGTATAACGGAAAATCGAAAGACCCGTTTGGCATTTTGGAAAGACAAAAGACCGAGAGGTTAAAAATCTAGGACGACCCGTAAGGACAATCAACCGATTATTTTAACATTAACACAACACAAAAGGAGACATAATATGTCTATAACTTTAGTAGAACAATCATTTGTAGAACAATATTCTTCAAATGTGACTATGCTTGCTCAACAAATGGGGAGTAAGTTAAGACCAGCTGTTGATGTCGAAACGGTTAGAGGAAAAAATGCTTTCTTCGACCAAATCGGTGTAACTGCAGCTGTTGCAAGAACAACAAGACACGGAGATACACCCAGAATTGATACCCCACACTCTAGAAGACGTGTGAGCTTATCTGATTTTGAGTGGGCTGACTTGATTGACGACCTAGATAAAGTAAGAATGTTAATTGACCCAACTTCATCATATGCAAAAGCTGCGGCTGCTGCAATGGGTAGAAGTATGGATGATACTATCATTACTGCTTTAGGTGGTTCAGCTGATACAGGTGTTGCTGGCGGAACAGCGGTTCCTTTACCTGCGGCACAAAAAACTTCTACAGCAAACCAAACTGATGGTTTAACTGTTGCTAAGTTATTATCAGCAAAATACATCTTAGATAATAATGATGTAGACCCATCAATTAATAGATACCTAGTCTGTGGTCCAAAACAAATCCAAGATTTGTTAAACACTACAGAAGTTAAATCTTCTGACTTTAATACAGTCAAAGCTTTAGCGCAGGGTGATATTAATTCATTTATGGGTTTCAACTTCATCATGTCTACAAGACTTAACTTCGATGCAACTAACACAGACGACAGATTATGCTTTGCGTTTACTGAAGATGCAGTAAAATTAGCAATCGGTTCTGATGTTAAAGCTAGAATTGATGAAAGAAACGACAAGTCTTATGCTACTCAAGTTTACTATTCTATGGCAATTGGTGCTACTAGAATGGAAGAAGAAAAAGTAGTACAAATACCTTGTAACGAGTAATAATTAGCTTAGTGGGGGGAGCAATCCCCCTACTACTTTATGAAGACAATAAAAGATTTAAAACCTGTATTACATTTTAAAAAAGGGGATTATGTTTACAGGTATGTTTTAGTAGATAGATTTAAAAATACTGCTAAAATACATTATGGGTTCGATGCAAAATATGAAAAAACTGAAAAAGAAATTTTTGCATTAGAAACTGGTAGGAGTATTAGAAGAAAGTATATAATTAAGGAGAATAAAAAAGATGGCTAGTGTCGTAGAAATTTGTAATTCAGCGCTCAATCAATTAGGTGCTTCAACTATTTTATCTCTAACAGAAAATTCTAAAAATGGCAGATTATGCAATGCAAGATATGAAACAGTAAAAGATAGTGTTTTGCGTGCGCATCCTTGGAACTCAGCAATCAAAAGACAAACATTAGCTGCTGACACAGCTACACCAGATTGGGGTTTTTCAAAACAATATACATTACCTTCTGATTGTTTAAGAGTTTTAACCATACAAAATTATGAGTCTAATTATAAAATTGAAGGTAGAAAAATTTTAACAAACGATACAAGTGTTAAATTAGTTTACGTTGCTAGAATTACAGACCCTAATGAGATGGATGTTTTATTAAGAGAAACTATTTCAGCAGCTCTTGCTTCTGATATTGCATATGCGGTTACTGCTAATGCAACATTACAACAAAGAATGGCTGAGAAATATCAATTAAAATTATCTGAAGCTAGACATGCTGATGCAGCCGAAGGATATAATACAGACCCAACATTAGGTGAAGTAGATAATATATTAAGTGAAGACTTTATAAACAGTAGGTTATAAAATGGCTAAGACACTTGTTTCAGTACCTAGCTTTACTGCTGGTCAACTATCACCTAGAATGGAAGGTAGAACTGACTTTCAAAAATATTTTTCAGCTGGAACAATAATTAATAATTTTATAGTTCAACCTCATGGTCCCGTTGGTAGAAGACCAGGAAGTTATTTTGTTTCTGAAGTAAAAGATAGCTCTAAAAAAACTAGATTAATTCCATTTAGTTTTTCAACCACACAAACTTACATTTTAGAATTTGGCGATCAATATATTAGATTTTATAAAGATAGCGGACAAATTACATCTGGAGGTTCTGCATATGAAATATCTACACCATATTTAGAAGCAGAATTATTTGATATTAAATTTGCTCAATCTGCTGACGTTATGTACTTATGTCATCCTAATCATGCGGTAAGAAAGTTATCAAGATCAGGTCATACGTCCTGGACACTAACACAAGTAGATTTTGTTAAAGGACCTTTTCAAGATCATAATTTAACATCTACAACAATGACAAGTTCTCATACTGCTGAAGGTGCTACAACAAATTTAACATTATCATCAACTACAGGAGTTAATTCAGATCAAGGCTGGTTATCAACTGACGTTGGAAGATTAGTACATATTAAAGATGGTCATGTAAAAATAAGTAGTATTACAAGCTCAACTGTTGCAGTAGGAACGGTAGAGGTAGCAATATCATCTGGTTCCGCAACTGACG